CCAATACACCTGCCAGATGGCTTGGTTGGCTGTGTAGTCGGCGTCTATCTTTTTCTTTATAGCGCCATAACTATCATTTAAATATTCAGGTTGCCGCATTAACATATTTATTTCCTCTCAAAGAACTACGTATCTCCTAATAGTGCAGAACATAGCATGTTTTATACCCTGTAAACTATAGACTTTTGATGAGAAGGATTATCGCTATCACTATGGCTACATCAACTAGCATTGCTGGACCTCAAAAAAGATTTCTTAAAACGATTCCATCTTGATTCTGGAGCATCTTTAGCCATATAAGCATGCTCAGGGCTAATACGAGTCACTCCTTGGGAAATCATGTCGACTGCTATGCGGCATACTATTTCACAATGCTCGCAATTAGATTCACCTGTGTTGCTTTGCGTATACATAACGTTGTGGTCAGGATCTAGCCTTGTCTGACAATACTTACATCTTATTTTTGCCATCTTGTCCCTTATTTTTATCTACTATCGCTAAGAATCTCTCTATGATCTCTCGATCTGAAGCCTTCAGATAAGGCAACGCTCCTTCAACCTCTTCTCTTTTTGCTATAAGCATCTCTCCATGCTGTGCCATCCATCGCTGATCTATCTTCTCTTGCTCTGCAGCCAATGAATTCTTCAGTTTCCGATCAAACTTATTATGGTCGTAATTATCTACCTCTCTGAGGTTCTTACCTTTGCCATTGTATGACTTAGACTTCTCAATAATGACATTTCGGCCATCTCTCTTTCTGTGTACATGGCGGCTCATACACTCTTTCCTCTATAAACAAGGATTGTCATAGCATTCATCACAATCAGCTCTGTGGTCAGCCCATGCTTGATCAGCAACGACCCTATCTTCAGCACAAAGTTCTTCATAATAGACCTCTTTCTCTAGGATCGAATTGCTCAGGAAGTCTTTTATGTCACCTGTTGCTCTCAAGTTCTTCATAAGTTCAGAGTTAGTGGTCTCTACAGGAAGCAATAGAGCATATTTGCCATGCTTACAATGGCGCCACTTCTTTTTGTTTCCATGACAAGGATGCTGAGTTACCTTTGTGTTCGATATCATTCGCTTACCTAACTCTTCTTTTTATCTCTTACGAAGCTTCCCAATCTACCCATTTCTCTGGCTACATCCTTCATAGATACCTTGTAATACTTAGCAGCCTTATGCATGCATATTTCTATAGGCAGTTCACCCTCGGCAAAGATAGCTCGAGAAAACGAGACCGCTTTGAATACATTTTTATCTTTGATACGGGGAGAATCTTTACCGTAGTTTATCCATGCCATGACTTATCCTACTTTTTCGTATTACCATCTACCCATTCATTATATTTTGTGATTACTTCAACCAGTTCTTGAAAAGCAATCTCCTGACTTCTTAAGGACGCTTGTGAACTTGTACAAATAATTTCTTGCTGATCTTGAACAATGGTGCTGCCAAACCTCTTTTCGCACCAACCAATAGAGTTCTTCTCCCAATCGGACAGTTCTTCTTGTCGATGCAGCCTGTACAATATCCTCTTTGAAAGATTTTCGTACATCTCTCTATTCATTTGAGCCAAATCTGTCAAATCAGACTGGTAATGCCTTAAATTAGCTGCCAAAGAATCAGTAATTTCCCCAAGACTTCTCATCTTTGCCTATCATATCGCGGATCATCCCTGAAAAAGCGTGGTAGGTCCGCTTGATTACTACCATATAACGCTTGTGCTTTCGCCCTATCGAAATCCTCTGGACCTCTACCCTTTTTAGTCCTATGAATTGCCATGCATAAATATCTCAACGCGTCAGCATAGTGATTTGCCCAAGATTTAACAGGCTTGGGAAGATACATCTGCTTGGCTTCATCCCACTCTTTTCGGTAGTTCTCTAGTGCATTTATCAAAGACCTACACTTCTCTTGATCTATCCAGAACTTATTAAAATGAGTCCAGACATTTTCAATACCATCAATGACGCCAACTTGATCAACCAAAGTAAAATCAAGGCCCAACTGACGTGCTTTCTCATAACGCGTGACTGCTCCTCCTCCCCACTCTCTCACCTTAATATCATGTGGAGCAAAATGCTTAGCATAGATATAGGGCTTCTCTTTTATACACTTGACATAATAGTCTAAACCCAGGTTATTATTGGACAAACAGTCTATTATTCTAATAACAGAGCCGTCTCCAACGACATTAAAGAATATTATCGTTGTTGCATCGTTGACACCGATATCCCATGCAGTGTACGTAAGTAGTCCTGGTTCCCATGGAACGTGACCGATCTGCCCCCTTAGTTTCAATGCATCTAAATGAGCACCATAAAAAGAGCCACTGATTCCCCTGTCCCACGAACATTCGTATTCCTGAAGATATAATCCCTCATCCATCTGCGAACGTTCATTTGCCAAAACATCTTCAGGAATGTGTCCTATCTCAGAAGCCTTATGAACGAAGACCTTCCACTCTGGTAGTTCCTGCGCGACTTTCCACAACTGCCACATGGCGTTCTTTCCACGTGGCGTACCCACTATCGCACACCATCCCCCGTTAGCCGCCAAAATAGGCCGTATGAAGGAGAAAATATCTGGTGGCATAAGTGAGTACTCGCTGAGGATTACAGCGTAAGGATTGGTTCCTACCAGCGAGTTGTCGTAGGTATCACCTCCGAGCACTTGGAGAATGCTCCCGTTGTGGAAAGTGATCTTCATTTCTGATGAGTTCACACTCTTGACCAGTTGGTTTGGCAAATAATCCAGGAACTTAGTACCATCAATCGCAATCGCATCGAATATGCAACGACGGCCTTGTCCGTATGTAGGCAACACATAGAACACCAGACATGTCTTCTTTATGCATTGTCGAATAGCTAAGTTCCAGAAAAGGATATCCTTTCCGGCTCTCCGAGAAGCCACGTAAAGAATACGCTTGGACTTCTTCTCTTCAATGGTGTCCCAGATCTCTTCTTGGTACCAACGCAGAGCGAACTTATCAAGAGCTACTTGAACTTCTACATTCATCGCCATGCTCCATAGCTATATCGTACTTCCTGCCCAATCGGAAAGCTGTTTCTATAGGCGTCTCACCTTCTGACTTGGCAACAGCCTCTAGAAGGTCACCACCCTTCTTACATTCAATACACCACATAACTTTGCCAAGTGGGTTGACCTCCAAGGTGCCAGCGTTACACCATGGGCATTCAGCTCTATAGACCTTGGTCTTGGTCAGGCGTTCGGTTAATGGAACATGCAGGTAGAATCTAACTGCGTCATTGAAGGGGACCATCTTCCTTATATTGTTTATATAGACCATAAAGCAGCAGATTGGTTTCATGGCAAACTTTCCGCATTATTCCGCGGAATAATGCTAAATTCCTCAAAGCCTATAACGCAACGCTTACATTGCTGGCCTGTCTCGGAATTAACGCACTCACTACACTTCTGATCTTTCATATCGCATAATGTAATCAGATGTATGTGATAGAAGTCTTTGTACTTCTCATTAACTGACTGCAGTAGAGCACGAAGCTCATTAACTAACTGCTGTTCTAAGTGTTCGCTCATTACTGCTTCCTCCTTTAGATGTCTATCCTAGAAAGTTCTACTGGATCTTTTGTTTTAGCGCTAAAGATGAGCGTCACTGGCTCTGATACATTTGGTGAATACATGACACCCGAATCCCTCATTGGACCGAAAGCCACTATAAAACCGTCTCCTGTGCCATCTGTATCGATTCGAAACGCTATGTGCTTATTGCTTTCGTCGCTATAGACAGCAAGAACTTTAACCCCATGTAACTTAAACATCTTCGTCCTCATCATTGTCTGGACAATAGATAGTAAGACAAGCGCGATAGTTGCCACGTCTATATGTTAGATCGATAGACGTGTCTCTCTCGAATCCGCCCATCTCTAGCATTTCATCAAGATCCATGATCAGCTCAATAACGTCGCTAACTGTTTTCTTTTCCATTACTACTCTCCTATTGGGTTATACTTGCTAACAATGCAGCAGCTTCACGCTTTTTCTTCGTGTTATACTTCAGGCCTTTAGGTCTTGGTCGTCTATTTTTACAATTCTCTTGAGGCGTGGCCCACCTAAGGTTTTCTTTGTAGTAACCCTTATTATTATCAATACGATCTATTTGGAGACCAAAAGGAACATCACCCATATCCTTGTAGAATTGAGCGAAATCATCTATCCAATTTGGATCCATAGTTATATCGCGACCACCATAATCTTTGAATTGCTTATATCGTGGATTGAAGCACCGCTCTTTAATGTT